TACAACAATTGCTATTTATTGCGTGCAGAAGAAGACACCCGAGAAGAATGGAGCAACGTAACATGGCGTGCTATGTCCTGTCTTATGACTGGTGGGGGTATTGGCATTGACTACTCTCGTCTTCGCCCCGCTGGTCGCACTCTGTCTCGTACTGGAGGTGTCGCTAGCGGCCCTCTGCCACTCATGTCTGCAATTAATGAAATTGGTCGCAATGTCATGCAAGGTGGTAGCAGGCGCTCTGCAATCTATGCTTCCCTGAATTGGGCACATGAGGACATTCCTGCATTCCTGACGGCAAAGAACTGGAGTCCTCTGATTCGAGCACAGAAGGAACAAGACTTCAATTTTCCTGCCACTCTGGACATGACGAACATCAGTGTCAACTATGATGATGCCGCTGGTGATTTGAGTAAGAACTCTGTGTTCTTGCAGAATGTCCGACAGGCTATGGAAACTGGTGAACCGGGCTTCTCGTTTAACTTTGGAGATAAGCAGAATGAAACTCTTCGCAATGCTTGCACAGAAGTTACGAGTGAGGATGACTCTGACGTATGCAATCTTGGTAGTATCAATCTTGGAAATATCAAGAGTCTGGAAGAGTTCAAATCCGTCGTATCTCTGGCCAGCAAATTCCTCGTATGTGGAACGTTGCGTGCCGATCTTCCTTACGAAAAGGTCTATAAGGTACGCGAGAAAAATCGAAGGTTGGGACTCGGCCTTATGGGAATCCACGAGTGGCTCCTTCAACGAGGACAGAAATACGAGGTAACTGATGAACTCAAACAATGGCTGGAAGTTTACCGATCTGAGTCTGAACGAGCAGCTAATGAACACTGTGATAGATTCTTTATCAGTCGTCCGGTCGCTTATCGGGCGATTGCCCCTACCGGGACAATTGGAATCCTTGCGTCTACTACAACTGGAATTGAACCGCTGTTCGCAGTGGCTTACAAGCGTCGGTTCCTTACCGACGGAACGAAGTGGAAATACAGTTACGTCGTTGATGCAACAGCAGACCGACTGATTAAGGAATATGGTCTTAAGCCTGATGAAATTGACACCGCATACAAACTGAGTCACGATTATGAACGACGAATCAAATTCCAAGCAGACATTCAAGACTACGTTGACATGTCAATTAGCTCTACCATTAATCTACCGGCGTGGGGAAGTCGAGGTAATTCTGAACAGGACGTGCAACGATTTGCAAACATTCTTGCTCAGTATGCTCCCCGCCTTCGGGGATTCACCTGTTACCCTGACGGTAGCCGTGGAGGTCAGCCCATCACAGAATGTGACTACGAAACAGCAGTGAATAACAAGGGTGCTGTGTTCGAGGAACATGACATCTGCTCGATCACAGGTCATGGCGGTAGCTGTGGTGTGTAATGTGGTCAATTGAGTTTGACATAATTGGCGGAGCTGTGGTGGGGATTGAGTTCCCTGCCATCCCCGAAGAAGTGGAAAAAGCATTCATCATTGATTTGCTTATTTTCCGCTGGGCTTTCATTAAATGGAAAGAAGGTTATGAGTAAAGATATTAATCAACCCCGTACATTGCTGTTCGCATTTATGAACGGCTCGTACAAGAAAATTCGTTCTGTTGGCTACGATCATAAGGAATGGATCGTTGTGACACGGCCGGATGGCCGACAGACATTCATCAACTCCAAGAATGTTAAATGGATTGATGAAGTAGCAGAAGACAATTAAACAAAAAGAAAGCCCCGCTCTCCGAAAGGAGGCGGGGCTTTTGTCGTTTATGGGCGTTTCATCATGCCCAGCAGAGTATCAATCCAACTAGGAGTTGTTTGCTGTGGCTTAGCCAAAGAGCGGCTATATAAGTCACGCAAAATTGCAGCCTCTTGTGCCATTGTGGCATCTAGATGTGCTCTTGGCTCAACACCCGGTCCCTGATCTACAGAATTACCCACACCAAAAGCTTGAACTTCTGTTGGAGAGTAGCGATACTTTCCATAGTCAGAATTATCATTGGGAATGAGTTTAGACTGAAAGGGCCTAAGCTTTTGATAGGCATCCAAGAACTGCTGATCGGCAGAACTTAGAGCAGGATTTCTAAGATCCTTAGATTGATCTTGCAAATCCAAAGCCCGATTGTTCATCTGATAATTCAAAGCATGGGTCAACTCGTGAGAAACAGTGTTTGTGTTTCCACCTTGCGGACTAAGCATCAAAGTGTTAGTCAGATTATTAAATGCACCATATGTATTTCCACCTAAGTTTTTAACCTGAACGTTTGGTGTTGAGTTTGTCTTTGCTAGTAGTTGCAGAATGTCCTGAATGTCAGGTTCCCCTGAATTCATAAACATCTGAATGTAGCCATTGCTGTCCATCCTCAAGTCCTTTCAAACAAAGCTTTTTCAAATAGCCTGCGTTTGAGCAGACCCGGAGAATGTTGTCCTCCTGCCATGTCCCAACGAGGAAATTGTTTTGCTGCTCCAGTGTAGTCACCAGAGTTTAACAGTTTAAGCAGGGTACTCGCAGCAAAGGCTGCTTCGCCAATATTGTAAACAAAGATGACAAGAGCATCAAACTGGTTTTGTGTTAGCTTCACCTTGACAAGACGATTGACAGCCTGTGCTGCCTCTGTCGTATCTTCTTGAAGCCATTTCATCACCTGTGCTTGATCTGCCCTTGTCCCTTCTTTTACATCGGGGCCGGTGTGCCCAACCCCGCAGGTCCATATCCCAGCAATATCCTTGTACGCAACAAAGCGTGTGCCCTCCAAATCTTGAAGGGCTTCACATCCAGCGGCAGAGAAATTGCTGAGCTTGTTTAGCTCATCCATGACCGACCTCATCCATATTTTTTAACGGTTTCCAAATGCCTCGTTCAATCGCTGAGCTTCATATTGCTTAGTGATTGTTTTAGACATAGCATCCCTCACCATGAGAGCTTCACGAGCAGTGAGGGCCTGAGCCTTCACCATTCTCTGCAACTCCGTGATGAAGCTGCGAGGATCACCCTGATATTTCACATAGTCACGAGCAAAGCTCTGTGCTTGGTCAGGAGAAAGTCTATTACCATTCTCAAACAGAGCATCACGCATATTAGAGACAACCCCGGCACGCCGTGCTTCCCATGCTTTTGTGATTTGCTTCTGCTCAAATAGCTTTTCCTTCTCCACTGACTCATGGATGCCTGTACCACCAATAGCCTTCCACAGCATGTCAGCCCCATTGCGCTTCACCTGCGGCTCCAAGGTATTCTTGTTGTGAGCAATGGTTCCACCATTGGTGCTAAACCATGTCATGTCTTCTGCACCTGTGAGCACACCCGGAGACATAGAACGAACAAGGCGCTTAGCGTCCATGCTGCTAGGAGCATGCAATCCATCTTGTCCCTTGGTGTCATACACCATGTTGACAGCATTCTTACCAATCTCTCCAAGTTTGGAGACACCGGGGAACACCAGATCGGAATCACTGTTGCCAAAGAAGTTGTTCAGGCCAAGGCGGTCAGACATGTTAAGACCCATAAGGGAGAACCCACCATGAGACAAAACATATTTGGCGTTTTCCACATTGGGAGCCACTAGCTTACCCAGCTTCTCGGAGCTACGAATCACAAGAGCATTTAGGCTGTCAGGATGGCCCATAAGCTTAGTAATGAGCTTGTACAGCTCGTCAGCAGCTTCATAACCAACAACACCCTTAATGCCAGCAAAGGCAATTGTGGAAGCCATTTCACCCAGCATGGGGCGAACAGCATTCAAATCACCTTTCTTGAGATTGGCAAGCTCTCGTGCATACATAGCCATACGACTCACTTCATTCCACCGATAGGAGGAAAGGTTAGCAGCCGTATGTCCAACAGGACCAAGCACATCATAAATCTTTGGCCTCTCCAGCGGAGAGTAGTTATTCATAATGTGGTCTGTGAGGTTCTGCGCTGCGGTGTACAGGCCGTCCTTAACAGACAGGCCATGTCGATCCAGCATGTGGACAAAGGCCAGATATGCCTGAGCACGAGTGAACGATTCCACACTCTGAGCACCAAAGTTGGTCACCTTGTCAACATAATACCCAGCATCCTTCTGTGCCCTGTTCGAGTGTTCAATCATGTCACTTCCGTACACATGATGTGTCAGAGCATAGTCAAGAGCACCCTTCTCGATGTTGTTTAATTTGTTGTAATCCATTTGGCTTTTCATTAGGGTAGCTGTGGCACGAGCCAAATCACCCCAACCAAGCTGATTGGACATTTCAGGCATGCCCTTGGCATGCAGATATTGCACCATACCCGGCATAGCCTTCTCAGGCTGCACCATGTTGGTAAGCAGGAACATCGGGTTGTCCGACAGAAGAATGGTGTTAACAATCTTCTTAGCCATTGCCGCACCCCTGCGATAGCGGGAATAGCCCTGACCCATTTCACCAAAGAGCTTTGCCACACCGTTTTCAATGGTGCGACCAGCCTCAGAGGGATTGTAGCCAAGTGCCTTCTGCATGTAGTCTCCAAGCCATTTCTTAGCATTGGGCATGTCAATCTTCTCGTCTGTGAGCAGAGGCTTCACCTTTGCCACAGCTTCCGTCATACGCTGCCATTTAAACGCCTGTTCAGCAAACGCAAGCTGAGCCTGCATCCCTTCCTTTGCGTTCACTTCATCGGTTTCCCAAGGCTTGCGACCTTCCATACCGAAGATGCCCTTCTTAGGCATGGTGTGCTTCTTCATGTTCAGCATCCCATATGCCTCATCAGAGTACATCTTATCAGCAGCCTTCATAAAAGCTTCGACACGAGGATCTTGTTCGGCAAGAGCTTGCAAGGTGTCCATCAACACTTTCTCAATGTTGCTGCCCTTCATGTTCATGCCACCCATGTATTTCTCAGGACCAACATGGAAGCCTTGTGAGGCAAGGTGTTCAGCACGTTGATTGAGCATGCTACGGGTGTCACTGCCAATCACACCAACCACATTCTTAAGCTCAGGGTCAGAGAACACCATACGCTTGAAATCACCCGTGGCCCGCATAGCGGCATAGGCAACTCGTTTGTCGATGGGTTCCATTCCAAGATCGTTACGAACCTGATTGATGGCATCAAAAGCTTTGTCCATCACTTCACGGTGGGTTTTGTAATAGGCAATTTGTTTGTCGTTGGCACCGGCAGCACGAAGCTGATCTTCTGTGAAAGACTTCTGCTCTTTGTCACCACGCTCAACAATCTTCCAGATGGCGGCAGCTTCGCTCTTGCTTAGATCACGACTGACAGTGCCGAGAGCACCATGCACATATTGCTGCACGTCACCACGATATTGCCTGTCAGCATCTAGGAATTGCTCAACACCAAACTTAACAAGGGAGTTATCAGCACGCTTAACGGCCATGTACATGCCCTTGCCAAATTGATTGGCTGTCTTGTCAATAAGGTCATTAGAAATGTCCTTCTCTTTCAGAGCCTCAGCACGAGCATCCTCTGCTGTCATCTTCGTGGGCACAATACCCGGAAGCTTCAAAGCAGGATTTTCAGAGAGCCATTTAGCCTTGTTCCTGTCTTGGAAGGGCAGGCGTAGAGCACCAGCTTCTTTCTTTCTCATCAGATGGTCAGGAGACAGGAAACCCTTCTTTTCAAACCCATCCCACATGGCCTTGCCATCATTGGTACGGAGACTAGAGGGCTGAATGTCATTCCCAAGCTCACGAGCAAACTTGTACATTTCTGTAGCATAGCCCTGACGTTGGAACTCCGGCTTAACCTTGGTGATGAGAGCAGAAGCGTTCTGTTCATCAGAATGTATTCTGTCAACATACTCAGGGCTAAACTCTGTTGTCCCAATGATGTGTCCATCTTTGTGTGCATCAACAGTGAGAGAACGCCCATCACTATGAGCACGCAACCATGTACCATCAGCCAGCTTCTTTAGCTTCTCAAACCCTTCACGAAAGGCTTCGGGGTTGATGGCCCCGGCCTCCTTTCTTCCCGGACCACGGAAGGGGCTGCTCTTTGTAGGAGTACGGCCTTGTTTAATGCCATTCTCCACATTGGAACGAACCGTGTCCCTAACCCTTTCGAGGTTCTCAAGATTCTTCATTTCACGGGTGAGGCGGGTGGCAGGAGCCTTGCCCTTCTGCACCTGTTCAGAAAGCTTGGTGATGAGTTCTTCTTGTTTCGTAATACGGTCTTCCGCAGCCTTAACAAAGGGATGTTCATCAATCTTCTGCTTAAGAAGTTCATCACGCAGTTGCCCCTGCATAATGTCAACGACATTGGCCTGTGGGCCTTCATTAGAAAGCCTCAGTTGATCCCGAGAGAGCAGGTCAAGGGGTTGACCACGCTTGGTGGCAATGTTGTTGTCTAGAGCGTTCTGACCAGCTTCCTTCTGACGAGCAAGAGCATCCATTGCAGCGTCATCAGGACGCACATTCAGAGCTTGTCCATCGGGAGTGACATACAGAGGGTTTTCACCTTCTGTGGGTCGTCCTTCACGAATGGCCTGACGGCGAGCCTGTTCAGCAGGAGACAAGAGAGCATCTGCTGTAGCACCCATGGTGCGTTGCCCCTGCACCCTGTCCTGAATGTCTCGAATAGAAGCCAGTTGATCTTCTGTAGGAGTGACAGGCATGTTGTCTGCAACCTGCTTCTCCATGACAGCTTGACGCTGTTCAATGGCTTGTTGTGCAGCAGCTTGAGCCTGTTCCTTCTGGCGCTGTTCATCAAGAAGCTGTTGCCACGTATCACGCATGGTGGCTTCCTGTCCACGACGCTCGGCCATGGCTTGAAGCTGTGCGGCTGTCCAACCAGCACCCGTATCTCCCGGAGGTGGGAAGCTAACATCAGAAGCAGGATTGGTTCTGTTCTGGAGTTGTTGGGACATTTCCGTGAAGGCTCCCTGACCGCCCGGATTAGGCTGTTCAGGAACCTGATCGGCAAACAGAGCATCTTCATTGATGTTGCTTGTGGAAGTGGGTGTCTTTTCAAACTTGGTTTTTACAGCATCAACACCCTTAGTAGTCAGTTCAGCCGCCTTTTTGACACCACCAACACCACCATGAATCATGTCAAGCATCAAGAGATCAGGAGCAGCTTTCGCAAGAGCACCAACCCCACGACGCACCATTTTCTCAGGCTCCGTCATGTTGGGGTTCTGCTCGCCTTTCTCAACAAAGAGATCAGCAGCATCATTCCACTTGTTTACCTTGTCTCCTACCCATTCGCCCAAATCCTTTGCAGTTTGGGTGCTAGGTTCTAGAAACTTATGAACGGCTGAATTTTGATAGGCATCTGTGAGGGCTTGAGCACCCTCACCTCCGGTTCCATTGGGATCAAGACCACCTATAATGCCCCCAACAATCTTGGCACCAGTACCGAGAGCTGCATCAGCAGCCCCTTTGGTAAGGAATTCACCAACGCCGCCAATCTTGTCCAAGACTTGTCCAGCATAGCCGGTAACTTGATTCATCTTGGAATCCAGCAAATGCTTGTGGGCTTCATCAATGTCTTGTTGGGAGGGAGGATGGTCAAACTCGACACCCATCCCATTATCGAATTGTACCTTGTATCCCATTTAAATTCCTTTAGTTTTGAATGATTCGATAGCTGGCACCACTAGAAGTTCTACCCATAACCGGAGCAGGTTTCACACCGGGCGGGGTGCCCGGAGGCGTAGCAGGCGGAGCACCGGGAGACTGCACTTCATCAGCAAACGGGTCCGTAATAGGCATATTCGGAACACTCGTGAGAGAAGACACATCAGGCTTCGGACTTCCTTGCGGAGTGATTTGCAGAGCAGCATCACGATATCGCTTTGCTCGTGCTTTCAGAAGAAGCTTCTTATTCGGATCAGGTTCAGCTTCCGCAGCATTATCCAACATGATGGCTTGCTGTTGATAGGTTTTGGCAGTCTGTTGGCGGGCCATAATGGCCTCATTCTTTGCAGCTTGTACCTCTGTACGAGCATCATATGCCCTATCAGCCGCATAGCGTGTTGCTCCAGCATGTGCATTAGCAGCCTGAACTGTGGCAGAAGAAGTGGCGTCAGAGCCATACATATGAGCATAGGCTGTGGGATTCTGCTGAGCACGAATCTTCGCCAATTCACCAGCACGAGCTTGTAGCCATCCAGAAGCATTGCCTGAGTTCACAGCATTGGAAATCCAGCTCTGTGCAATGGGTGTATCAGGATTGATGCCATTCTGTTGCAGATAGGCCCGGAGAGCCGTTCCTTGCATTGGACCGGCAACTCCCTGCAAAGCAGAAGCTCCCTCCATCAAGATGTTCTGAAACTGCTCACGCTGAGCATCTTGCTGTTTCAAAACCTCAAGCTGGTTCTTTGCATTAGTGCCTTGAATGGTGCCCGACATTGTTTGCTGAGCAATCTGATAGTCAACACCCTTCTTACCACTATCAGCAACCACACCGGGAAGCTCTGCTTCCGTGGTTTGATTTGCCAAACGTTGTTTATCAAGCAGCAGAGGATTCATCTGATCTGCCTGAGCATGTGCTTGGATTAGATCAGCAAGCTTTTGCTGTGTCATCTGCGTGTCAAGAGCATTGTCACTTCCCATCATGCCAGCAGCAGTGATGGGAGAGACTTGCATTAGCGAAGCGAGATCAGTAGCCATTAATCACTCCAACCAAGAGAGGGGTCAATGCCATATTGCTGCATGGCAGCAGCAACACTGGCGTCGGAAGCTGTGGTAGCATTGGGGTTGTACATCCAGCTTGTATCCGGATCGGTGCTCACCAAACCACCATTACCACCAAGCAAGTTAAGGATATCATTCAGATTGCCACTACCAAGAACATTTTGCAGGCTGCTAGACAAACCAGCAGGAGCAGAGGCTCGTTGGTTGTAGGCCGTGGACATGTTCTTAGCAATGTTGCTGGTAAGCTGTGTATTCGCGTTCATCTTGAGCTGTGCAATCTTTGCAGCCAGATCAACAGAACGTGTGCCATATTGGCTGTTACGACCAGCAGCAGCGTCAGCAGCACTCATCTTGTCCCACAGAGCATTGTACTCAGGACTACCCGGAGCATACATGTTGTCGTTCATGGATTGACGCTGTTTCAGATAATCAAGCATGCTGTTGGCAGCTTGGTTTTGCTTGAAATAGTCCATCAGACCACCGCCCAATGTAGCAAGACCACTGAGACCAATACCACCAGAGCCATTGCCATCACCACTAACAAGTTTGGACAGCAAACTGGCTCCAGAAAGAGCCTGTCCACCTGTAACGCCAGAACCAAACAATCCGCCTCCTGCTGAGCTTGTGATCGACCCCAGCCCACCTGTTGAGCTTGCACCGCCGAGTTGGGGGCCATAGGTGGAAAGCAAGTCACCACCACCTGCGGCTGCTCCACCAGAAGCAAAACCAGAGAGGGCATTAGCTCCACCATCAGCCGCAAGGTCCATGCCACTCATCGCTCCAGCAGCACTACCGGGAGCAGTCATTCCCAAAGCCATTGGAGCAAACGGAAGTGCCGCTAGCGCAAACGCTGGAGCACCATCCTTAACTACATCAGACGCGAAGCTACCAATGCTGTCGTTCTGTACGTTGTTGCGCTGTGCGCTGAACGTACCGTCAGGATTAAATCCGCCTAGATAGTAGAAACCACCCTGACCATTATTTGCCGGATTGAACAGCTCGTATCCTTGAAGAGTCGAAGATGTTCCACCCTCGTCATTGGTGTAATTGTAGCTAGGGGTAATTCGATAACCCCCGCCAAGATCAACCCCACCCCCACCGTTCAGGGTATTTCTCTGGTCGTCTGTTAATTGGAAGTTGAGATTTTGATTACCCCATCCCGTAACAGATGTTGGAGAGCCATAAGCACTAGGAGTGTACCCTGTCTGCTGTGTGACGAGCTGTTGCAGACCGTCGAGAAGACTAGACATATTTTATTCCTTATTGTTGAAGAAGAATGCCTTGGAATCGGCAACGTCCCGGAAAGTCACCGACTAGGCTCTGTGGAGCAGTCCAGTCTCCATATACAAACACTTCTACATAATCGGTACTTCCGTTCAAGTACATTACGGTACTTAAAAAGGGAGTTTGATAGGTAGCAGTGGTAGATACAGCGGCCCCACTCCAAATGTAAGCATTACCATTCTTGTATAGAGCAACACACGTTGATTGTGTGGTGGAGTGAATGGGCACTGACACAAAAGCGGATAGGTGATAATATCCGGGCACGGATGGATGAAAGCTATTGTTAGGAAAATCATTCCCAATGGTGTTCGGCTCTCCAGCATCCCACAAAACCTTTGTCCATACGTTATTTGTAATGGCTTGGTTACTTGTTTTGTAAACACTAAAGTAGCGTGTTGGCGCTATTGCATTCCTTATTTTAGTCAGCCAATCGAGCCATGTGTTAGAGAGATTGTCCTTGCCACCATTCAGGAAAGGAGTTCTGGCCGGAGGGGAAGGAACCTGTGCTGTCATTACTGCTGTCCTTTATTAAGATCAACCTCCAGTTTATATAGTCTAAGGGGCTTTCCGACATAAGAACCCCTAATAGCCCTACGTCTAAAACTTCCCATTTGAGTTACAAAGGGGAAATAGTTGTTATTAGAGCTGGCATCCTTAACTGAAAGCGGTAGGGAAACTGTGGTCCATGTTTGATAATCATCATCTGCCCATGCAAGAGTTAGAGCATCAGACGTACTAAAGTTGGAATCTCCCGGCTCAACAATAACACCACACCTTGACATAAACTTCCTGTTTAGGGTTCCAAAGTCGATGTTGACAGTGCGGAACTGTTGATAAACAAGACTAGAAGAGGAAGCAAAATTGTCTGCTGCAAGATTCAGACCCGAGATGGTAGTGAAGTCAAGCAGGTTTCCGAGGTATGTTGTAATTACACCTCCCTTATTGTAATTGCCCATACAATAGGTAGTTAGGCCGGAAGTAGCAGTCACCGGCCCCTGTGTAAAGGAGACAGGAAATGCAGAATTACCACTAGGGTCCATTCTAAACTCTGTCCATTTCTTTGCAGAAAAAGAATAAACAAAGGTTGGAGAATATTGTGGATTCATCAAACTGAGAGTGTCTTGTGGAGAGAAGGTAACTCCGTAGAAAAGCTCACTACGATGTCTAAAGAAATATCCACGAATTCCTGCGTTAGTAGAGAAACCAGAAGCCAGTCGATTGGACAAAAGCGGAACAATAAAGTTACCACCGATATCTGTAAACCGCTGATTTTCGATTGCTGTAATACTTGCTTGGCCATCATTATTGTTAGCTAGAAGAACCACAGTATTTTTGTTCACCGCAATGGAATTGGGACAGAGAGTTCCAAATGGAAGTGCTGCACCATCAACTCTAGCCAATGGCGTGCCGGGAGAGTTTCCAGCATCATAAAAGTATTCGGAACTTGTAGTGCCAATAGCTAGGATGTAGTTGTTTACTCGAACAAGAGCCTGAATGTTGTCTGGATACATTTCAGCAGAAATAAAATTACCTGCTGTCCATGTAGTAGGATCATTAAGGTTGCTGTTGTAAATATCGCCTGTAGCTGACTTGGCTAGGTAGATATATCCATCTAGGAAGACCGGATAGGGCACATGCGGAGAAGGAAAATTGACATCAGTGATCTTAGTTCCAGCTCCGCCCGCCGTTGTAAACACATATCCCTCATATCCATCAACAAGAATGAGCTTCTTTGTATTAGAACCGTCAATAAATTCAGCAAATCGAACTGGAGTGGTTACGTTATTTGTAAGGGTGTTTACAGTTGTCCATCCAGAACCATTCCAAAACAGGACAGAAGTACCCACCACCATATATGTGTAGAAAGCAGTTGTGCTAACTTCCCACACAAAAAATCCACGGGCCACACCACTAACAGTAAACGAATCATTAACCGTAGTGATGCTGGGTCGAGTAATTGCAACCTCCTGATCACCAAGTTTAATTGGGAGCAGATTAATCATCCCAGCATCCTGTGTAATCGCCACAGAGTTACTAGCAAGAGAACTGGGACGCAGAAGGATATCCGTGGAAATTGGAATATCCTTGCTAGAGTAGGTGTCATTAACAGGAGTGCTGGTGAACGGCATAATTACCTCTCAAAAGAACTAGGTTGCATGTAGAAGCTACCCTCTTCACTACCATAGCTCAGTGCCTCATCCTTCCAATACTTTGCTTCTGCTGCGAGCACTTGCCTGTCTGTGGGAGGAATCCCATATTCAGGAGCAAGGCTCCATGCAAGGTTGTACACAACAGCCTGAGTCCAATAAACAGGAAAATCCAGATTGTCTGTGCTGCTCACCACATCCTGAAAGGGACGATGGTAGTCAAGAGTAATTGTAGTTGTGCTGTCAGACGGAGTAGGCCAGAGATAAATCTTGCCATGGTCGTCTGAGAGTTTTTGGTAGTAGAGGTTTACAGGAGTGCCAGAAATGCTAGACAGATTGGGCAGGATGTTATAGTCATAGCGGGTGTAGATGTTCAGAGGAACCTGAGCATCCCCACTAGGAGCACGCATCGCCTGTAGCACCTTCAAGGGAGCCACTGTGTTAAGAGTTTGTCCAACCCCAATGTCATACACACTCTGTCCTGCAACAGTGGTGAAGCTATAAGATGTAATGGCCCACAGAGGCATTCCATCGGCAGCAAAAGCCTTAAGGATGGAATTGAGGGCCACAACAGCTTCGGACAGTTGATTGGAATTGGCTGAGCCTCCAGAGGGAAGCACAGCCAGCTTACGAAGAGCAGCATTAACTACTTGTTGCTGGTTTAGCGACCAGCTATACGTCCCGGATGTTGACATTATTCTTCCTTCATAGAGGGACCATATTTAATTCGATCGTGGATACGAATGCCTGTCCAAAGGATTGTTCCAAGGGCAGCAACAGCGGGAAGAAACTTCAAAACAGTTCCTATAGCCAGTGCACCAGCAAGCCAATCAAAAATCTCTTTAAGAGAATCACTAAGGTTGTGAATCATGCAGTTGCTCCCTTCAGAACAACGAAGTTGAGTGTGAGAGCTTCTGACAGAGAACCTGCTGATGTGTTTTGAAGCATAATAGTAAACACACCACTGCCAACTGCCTGCACACTCACTGTGTAGTTGTTGGCGTTAGCCGGACCGGAAGCAAGCACAACTAGAGGAATATCGGCCGTACCCACAAGACTATTGTTGACCGTAAAGCTCGTTTTTGAGTTGGCAGCCATGGCAGCAGAACTTGTAATGATCTGCCCCATCGTTTTGTTTATAGTAACTGCTGTGCTCTTGGTAGTGACCTGTGTCACAGACCCACCATAGCCAGCGGGATAGGCACTCCCTGTACTAAGTTCTGCTAGCTTGCTAGTATCTGGCAGTGTAATGTTTGCAGCAACCCTGTCAGAGATTTGTTGAACAGTAGCTTTCTGTGTGATATTTCCAGTAGTTTGCAGTGGAACGATATCTGTATTACTTACTCCAGAAGAAGCTGGTAGAGAATTGATTTGCATATTTTGTCCTTACCGCGTAGTGAGAGGAATGTTGTCATTTCCAAAGGTCAACACATCCCCATTCTCTGTTTCAAGATAGAAGTTCGTTGCATACTGAACATTGTCCGGACGAGTCCATGGAACGCTGGGATTTTCCCTAGGAACACGAAGAAGGTCTTGGGGATGACGTGTCTCGAAATCCTCACTACAAACCATCATCCCGTCCCAGCGTTGTTTCAGCTTGTCGCTTTTAAACTCGAAACCACATACATCACAAAGCGCCTTCCAGACCCCAGGTTTGTAATGACGCCTTGACATTTAAACGTCCACAGCCCCGCCAAACTCAGGACGGGCTTTCAGGGCAGCATAAGCTTGTTGCACCAGATTGCTTGTCGAAATTAGGTCCACAGGAAAAGAAACAGAACTTGCACTGATGGGAGATTCATTGGACTGACGAGCAGCTTTTGTTGCCCAAGTGTGCATTGTTGCACTGGCTTGTTCAGTGAATCCATCATATGTTAGGGAGGTCACCTTACCATACGCTGTAGTAAAGGAAACACCAAAATTTTGTGTTTGAAATTGAATTGCCATTAACCAATCCTCCAGTTTGTACCATCACAGATGACAGGACAGAAGTTAGTGCCACCACCAGTCACCGTTGCTCCATAGTTGGCAGAAGTCCATGCTTGCGTAGCATCACTCACAGAAGCACGAGCACCTTTAAGGGCTGCTGAAGCAGCAGGAAGGCTTGCAACAGCATAGGCACCGAGAAGTAGAGCTGTGCCGGTATACGTACCGGCAGTGCCCGTATTAACTTCCAGTACTTTTGCTTGTGTACGAGCAATCGCCGTATCCAGGCCAACGGTGACAGTGGAATTGGCGGTCCAGCCGATCAGCTCCGTGCTCGACACCCGGGCTGCGCCCTGCCCGACGCCGAACATCTGCGTCCCGGTAAATCCCCCATTAACGAACGCGAAGACGCCCGACCCGTTGTCCAGCAAGCCCCAAACGTTCCCCGCATTCATGCTGAGGAGAAGCCCGCCATCTTTCCGAACACTGAATTTACTAGACCCACCAACTTGATAATCAGCAATCAACGATGCAGTTGTACTTGCCGTATCCGTGATATTGATTTTATATCCGGTAAAGGTTGTACCGCTGTTATTCCACGTTTGAGATAGCTGCTCGACAGGATTGCTAGCTGTCAGGGTTCCACTATCCAAAATCAGCGGCGCAGAAACACTACCACCACCCCCTGCAACCGCTCTGAGTGTCATGCAGATTCTCCCGTGGTAACATAAATGGTAGAGCCAGTTGCCGAGGCAATGGCTGCAACAGTTGTGTCCTCATTCTGAATGGTGAGTGTTTCCACAGTATTCGCAAGAATAGGCATAGACGTTGTTAGACTTGCTGTAACTCCACTACCACCAATGGAAATGAACACTGTTTGTGTACCAATATTGACCACACGAATCGACTGTGTGCCAATACCAGCACGGTTCAAAGCAACGGTTTGACTAGCAGTGGTGACAGCAAGGTTGGCTGTATTAGATTTGACCTCAAAGGGCCGAACGTAAACATGCATTTAGTTTCTCCAAAAAGAAAGGGGCCGAAAGGCCCCTTTGATTATCGCACGTAGTACACCACGTAGTTCCAAGGACCGCCACTCGAAGATGCTGCGCCAGTCTCGGCATATTGAACAGACACTTGCAGATCGCCGTTCAGCGGAAGGGGTTCCACATTGGGAAGACCCGTCATAGAAAGTGTGCCAGCAGAGCCACCATTGGTTTTCACATCATCAGTAACGGTCGGGCCGGCACCAAGGTTGTTAGACACAGTGATGGTGACACCCGCAGATGTACCAGCATTCGACGCCGTGGAAGCACAACGCCTCACTTCAAGGATTGTGGCGTCCGCAGGAAGCACAAGAGCAAGCCGCGAGCTTGTATCTGTACGTGCAACCTGAAACACGTTCGCCTGAACATCCTTACTGACAGGAGTCGTGGTCGTCGGATTAGAAACGGTAAGAGTTTTAATACCCATAGGAATCTCCTTTCAAGAAGGGGAGACTAGCTCCCCCGGTTCCTATTAGGCGCCAGCCGAGCCGTAAATAGCACGCGGATCAGTGATACCGAACGAGTAACGAGCGGTGGCCTTGAACTTGGCGTTCTCGGTGTCCCAATCGTTATCCATGTCGAAGCTATCAGCCCGACGCTCAAAATACTTGAGGCCGTTCTTGACGTTCGTGCGAATGAACCAAGCATCCGTATCCGTGAGGTAGTGGTTAACAATAACCTCAGGGATCATACCCATCTGCTTAATCGCATTCAGATCGTTGTTGTCAGTGCCAACACGACCATCCGATTGCAGAATACGCTTAGCTTCAAACGGCAGGTAGCGCGAGATAATCAGCGACTTCGGACGCACACCAATCAGCAAACCACGGTCGTTGGTGAAACCAGCAATGTCAATGACAGCTTGTTCCAGAGCAGCTTCCGAGAGGTCAGCAGCCGTACCAATTTGGTTAGACCACGTACCACCAGCGATGTTCGGATGAGCGTTAGAGATCATCGCCTGACCATCACCATAGGTGTAGCTGGAGTTGAACGCACGGTTGTACACGTTCGCTGCGATGATTTCCTTCGTTTGACGCATCGAGAAGGCGAGGCTTTGAGCCTTGCGTTGACCCACCACATCATACTGATCATCTTCCATCATTTCACGCGTGATAATGAAACCAAGCGCATAAACGACGTGTTGATAGCGAGTGATGAAGCCTTGCTTCTCCGTGTCATACGTAATGGCAGAGCCCTCAGGCTTAACCACCGCAAGACCGAACGTGGAGACACCCACATCCTCTTCAAAAGCACGCGAGCTTGTGTACTTGTCGAACAGTTTGTCCCATTCAACAGGATACTCGTCGTACTCCTTACCATACCATGCATTTACCCCCGGCCAGAGGGCTTTTGCAAAAGAGCCACTATTAATAACAGACATTCTCTATCCTCCTACAGATTAAGTACCAGAAGTACCAGTACCACCCTTAAAGACGTGGTTGTTAATCGTCACAAGCGCACGAACATACGTGTCAGTCACGCTGTTGTCCGGGCTATTCTTGATACCAACCAGCTTGAGAGGCAGAGTAGCCGTGGTAGCCTTGGTCGTCATGTCGATGGCGAAGCCAGAGTTGCCCGTCACCGTGGAACCAGCTGCAATAAGCGGAGACACGTTGAGGCCAATATCAGCCGTTGCAATCGAACCAGAAACCTGAGCTTCCAGAACCAGATTGGGATCGTCAGCAACGAGGATGTAAGCATCCGTCGAGGCAGCACGATACACCGGGGTATTGAGGTTAGTAACCACCGGCATGTTCGTCACATCACCGATACCCTCAAAAGCAATACCCACCACCACACCGAGCACCTGATCGGTTGCACCAGCACGAGTCACTGTCGGCACACCGGAAGCTGCACGGGCATCACCCGCAAGCTTAACCAGATCACCAACAAACAGAGCTGTAGCATCCGAAGCAGGAACAAAGTACGTGTTGATGGTACCGACAAAGGCAGTGCCAATGGCGGTTTTCACGGGCCGAAACCCGTTAACACGAGATACACTAGACATTAAGAGTTCTCCATATCGAAAAACATACGAAAATCTCTTAATGGGATTTTAATTAGTCGCGCGACAAGTCGAGCTTCCCATAAGTACCATTAAGAGCTTCTTGTCGGGTAGCATCTTCAATACGAGCAACCTCAGCTTGTTTAGCCGCTTGATCTTCTTCATACCATTCATTCTTGATACGAAGCAGATGGCCTTTAAGACCACCACCAACCGACGCCGTAGCTGTAGAGCCTTCAAGACTCACTTGGTTAATTCGTTTGTCACCAACCCGAACATTTTTTGCAGGCACCTGTTCCCAACCAGCGTCGAGAAAGGTTTGGATACGATCTCCCGTATCATTCACGAACCGATAGTGATAACCGGCCTCTTTGCCCTCCACATAGAGGGGACGGCGAGCACCAATGGTGGTACGTCGCACACGGCGCTCTGGCGCTTTGGCAATAGCTTCTTTATTGGTAGTCATGTTCAAACTCCTTTGATTTTCTTAAGATCGGCAACGTATTTCTCTTCGGTCATACCGGGCACGGTCTTAATGAATCGTTGCATCACTCGACGCTCATCGTCGGACAAAGTGAAAGAATCTTTCGCCTTGCCACGCACATTCGTACTGCCCTCAACAGCACCCGCTCGCTCTCGATTGGGATTGTTGAATTTATGGGCAAATTCTTTTTTCACTTCTCGCTCAATGTGAGCAAGCAGATCAGTGGGAGACATTTGGCCCTTTGCACCTAGTTCGTTACCAAGACGATCTGCATAGGCACGCATGGCTGCGTTGTTCTCATACCAGTTGTTCTTTTCAACCCATGCCACAAAGACAGGATTGAGTTCGGGAGCTTGAGGAACTTGAATAGGCTGTTCAGCAGCCTTAGATGCTTCCTTGACAGCCGAAATCTTTTCGTCAATGTCAACCACAGCATCAGCATCACCTTCCACCAAAGCCTCTTTCTTTTGGGCTTTCAGGGTGTCCAGAGCACGCTGGAATTCAACCTTGCGCACATCTGCGTGATGTTTAGCGAACTGTTCAAGGGTCTTCTTGAATTCCTTGATTGTTCGGTTTTGGTCCTCAATTTTCTTGAACAACTCGCCACGGTCGAGGAATTCCTTCGCCGGACGCCACTGTTCGGGATCACCATCCCATTCATCTTTAGGAACCCAGCCTTGGGCTGAGGCTCGCTGTTCGATTTCGGTGAGTTTGGGCGGTTCATTCTGAACCTGTTGGCCTTCTTGACCTTTAATTTCTTCACTCATTTGTTATTCCTTAAACTTCGCAATCACATCTTCATCATTAAGCGCAACAAAGACTTCATCCGTATAGGGGTCTTTGATTTTCTTACCAGCATGTTTGGCGAACACAATGTAATCACCAACAACAACCGGATTGGAAGCACCAAAGTCTTTGAATGCTGTATCACCAATGGCGACAACAGTGCCAGTGTCAATGGCTGCTTGTTCACGTTCCCGCTCATCAAGATTGGGAATCACAAGACCAGCACCTCTGGCTCGCTTAAAGGTTTCATCCTTTTCCTCAAGCTTATCTTGCTTGACAAGGATACGATGTAGCACGGGAATAATCATTCAGCCTCCTGAATTTCATCACTTGTAATGGAAAGCACGTCTTGGTGTGCTTTAATTGCAGCGGAATAGCGAGCGTCTTGAAGCGGGTCGGCACCTGCATTTTGCACAAGTGCCTCCGTCATGTACGTGATACGCTCACTCAACGCCGCAAAAACTGCTTGGGTAACTGGATGTCGCTTCCAGTCAGCTAGGTCTTGCGAGTTCACTTCTTAGTTGGTCCTTTCGTAGCAGCAGGCTTTGCTTTCGCCATTTGCTTAGCAGCAGAAAGCTGCGCCTGATGGGTTTCCTCAGCATGTCGCTGTTGTTGAATATGCTGTTGATGCTGTTGCACCAGCGCCATATTCTGTTGCTGCGCTTCTTGCGCAACAC